ACAGTTACAGTTGGTGCTGGTGAAACCTGGACAGTCGTTTAAATTATGAGCACATTAAAAGTCAACAGCATAATACCAGTTGCGGGAGTTCCGACAGGAGGTGGCGGTGGAATAATTCAAATAAAACAAACAGTTAAAAAAGATACTTTTAGTCAATCTTCTTTAAACGATAGTACTTTCTCAAACGACACTGGCTTAAATGTTACTATTACTCCTACCTCTACTTCAAGTAAAATCCGAATAACAGGGTCAGTTGTAATTTCTATGGACCAAGATGATGATGGCTATGGTATAGGTTTATTTAAAGATGGAAGTGTAATTACTGACGCTTTAGGTGATGCTGATGGTAACAGAACTCGATGTATGAATATGACTTTTGCACAAAATTTCGGAGGAGAGGCTAGAACTTTACCCATTGATTTTATAGACTCGCCATCTACAACCTCTGCAATTACTTATGGAGTTAGAATAATATTCTTTTCTGGAACAGCTAGCTCGACTGTTTATCTAAACAGATCACAGTCTGATGATAATAATGTTTTTAGACCTAGATCAATTTCAACCATTACAGCGATGGAGGTGTCAGCATGATTACTTCCATGTATAATCTAATTAAAAACTAATTATGGCATTAGATCACGAAGCGATTTATAAAGCATACGCTGGAACAGTAGTTTCTATTGACGATTCTGCTGGTGCTTTTGATGCAAGCGGTAATTCTGTTTCTCTTGACCAAAGCAAGATAGATACTGCAAGAACTACTTTAGATGCTGAAGCTGCTGCAACTCTCTATCAACGTCAAAGGACAGGGGAAGCTGGCACAACAGATACTATTTACGCTTCTATAGGCGATCAGCTAGATATGCAGTACAAAGATGCTGTTAATGGAACGACTACATGGAAAGATCACGTTGCTGCTGTAAAAGCTAAATATCCCAAGCCATGAGTACATTAAAAGTAAATACACTACAAGATACTTCTGGTAATAATTTATCAAGGGTATTACAGGTTGTACAAACAACAAAAAATAATGTAACTTCACAGTCATCTGGAGGTGTAGCTACTTTTTATGATATTTCTGGATTAAGTCTTAATATAACGCCATCATCTTCAAGTAATAAAATATTAATACGCTTTGTTGTTAATTTTGGTAGTAGCTCAGGTGATTCAAACGGACTTATAAGATTATTAAAAGATGGAAGCATAATTACAGCTTTTCATGGTGCAGATGGAACAGTTGCTAATGGTGCAAACTTTACACGTTTTTCATCACAATGGCAGATATTTCCTTTTAATAACGAGTTTTTAGATACAGCAGGTGGTACAAGTGCTATTACATATAAATTGCAATGGTCAACTGAATCTGGGCGAACAATATATTTGAATAGAAGAGGAGGTTCTGCCGAATATGGCACAGTTTCTTACATAACAGCACAGGAGATAGCAGCATGAGCCAACTTAAAGTTAATTCAATCGTTCCTGTCGGTGGTCTGCCAAGTGGTGCTAATGGTGGAATTATACAGACTGTTCAAACAGTTAAAACTAACGTACAGTCAACTACAAGTTCTAGTATGATTGACATTTCTGGAATGTCCGTAGCAATTACACCATCAAGCAATTCTAATAAAGTTTTGATAATGGTGTCTTTAAATTATGGTGGTGCAGATAATATGTACGCAGCTATTAATTTACTAAGAGGGTCAACAGTAGTAACAAAAGGTGATGAAGATTTTAGCACTCAAACTGAATGTACTTTTGGTATTGGTGGTGATAATAGTAACTTTCAATATAAAATGGCCTCCGCTTCATATTGTTTTTTAGATTCCCCTGCTACAACATCAGCTACGACTTATAAATTACAAATACAAGCAACTGGAGCATCAGGTCAAAGAGTGGTAATTAATGCACCTTATCAAGGTGGTTATGAGCAAGAAAATAATGCATATTCTATGAGAGGTACTTCAACAATTACAGCTTTTGAGATTTCAACATAATGGCAATAATTCCAGGAAAGAAAAATTTTACTGTTGAAAGGAGAGCAGATTTTCCTATTCGTCTTACATTTAAAGACTCTACTGGATCGGCTATAAATTTAACAGGATATACTGTTGCAGCACAGGTTTATAACGAAGATAGAAGCACAAAGTTTGCTGATTGGACTGTTGCATATACTGACAGAACTAATGGAATTGTAGATATTTCCTTAAGTGATACTGATACAACAAATTTTACTCCCAGTATTTTATTTTATGACGTATTACTAACAGAACCAGGTGGTAGCAAAAACTATTATTTAGAGGGTAAACTATTTATAAGTGAAGGCTATACAGCATGAGTAATCCTAATCAAGTTGTAGTTTCTCAGGTTTCTGATGTAACTACAGTTGAGATAACAACGCAAGGCCCACAAGGTCCAGCAGGATCTATTGAGGGTCTTACTTTTGATGTTTCTGGAAAAGTTGATAATGCTGTGCTGTATTATCACGCTGCTTCTGATACATTTAAAGCAGACAACACAACAACCAAATTAACACTTGTCGATGGAGGTAATTTCTGATGGCTAATACAATTAGAATAAAAAGATCTACTGGATCGTCAAACCCAACCTCATTAGAAAATGCAGAGATAGCATTTAGAGAAGGTGATGAAGTATTAGTTATTGGTAAAGGAACAGGAGGAGCAGGAGGATCTGCTACATCTATTGAAGCTATTGGTGGTAAGGGAGCATTTTTTGATAAAGCAACAGTAAGAGCAGCTAATTTAGTATTATCAGGACCAACAACAGGTAGTGACGCTGCACCAACCTTTAGATCACTTGTAGTCGCAGATATTCCAACGCTAACAGCATCTAAGGTGTCTGATTTTGATACACAAGTAAGAACAAATAGACTTGACCAACTTGCATCTGCTACAAGCACAGTTTCTGGAGTTACACCCACTGCTGATGCTCATTTTGCAACCAAAGGATATGTAGATTCTGTCTCAGAAGGATTAGATGTGAAAGGAAGTTGTGTTGCAGCTACAACAGCAAATATTACGATTGCAACTGCTTTAAATAGTGGTGATTCAATAGATGGAGTAACTCTTGCAAATGGTGACAGAGTTCTTGTTAAGGATCAAAGTACAGCAACACAAAATGGTATCTATGTTGTAGGAGATACTCCAGCTAGGGCTGATGACTTAGCTACGGGTGCTGATGCTGCTGGTGCGTTTTCTTTTGTAGAACAAGGATCAACTAATGCTGATATTGGTTTTGTTTGTACAAGTAATAAAGGATCTGCTGTTGTAGGAACAAACAATTTATCATTCAGTACTTTTTCTTCAAGTGGAAACGTAACTGCTGGAGATGGATTAGATAAATCTGGTAATGAATTGAGTGTTGATCTTAAGGCCAATGGTGGTTTAGTTATTGAGTCAACTGAATTAGCTGTTGATTTAGCTGCTAGTTCGATTACAGGAACACTTGCTATTGGCGATGGTGGAACGGGGGCTACAAGTGCAAGTGCAGCTAGAACAGCTTTAGGACTTGCTATCGGAACTAATGTTCAAGCGTATGATGCAGATTTGGCTAATTTATCTGGTTGTCAATCTGGAGCTTCTGCTGCTTTAGCTGCCTTAACTTCGACTGAAGTGGCTATTCTTGATGGAGCGACAGTATCTACTTCTGAGTTGAATATCATGGATGGTGATACATCTGCTACTTCTACCACTTTGGCAGCAGCAGATCGTCTTGTAATGAATGACGCTGGAACAATGAAACAAGTTGCCTTATCTGATCTAGTGACATTTTTGGAAGATGAAAGTGCCTCCAGCTTCAACATAGATGGTGGTAGCTACTAAAACTTAGGAGGGCTTACCAATGGCAAACACAATTAAATTAAAAAGAGCAAGTGGTAGTGATCCATCAGCTAGTGACCTTTCTGTAGGTGAATTAGCGATACGTACCAGTAATTGCAAACTATTCAGTAAAAATGATGGAGGTTCTGCTGTTGGTATAGTAGCTGGATCGGCTGATACTCTTACGACTGCAAGAACGATAGCAGGAGTAAGTTTTGATGGTTCAGCAAATATATCCCTTAATAACAACGCTATAACTAATGGTGCAGGGTATTTAGCAGATATAGTTAGTGACACTTCACCGCAGCTAGGTGGTGACTTACAAAGTAATGGTAACGATATAGATTTTGCTGATAACGATAAAGCAATATTTGGAACTGGTCAAGATTTAGAGATTTTTCACGATACAACGCATAGCTATATAGATAATAAAAATGGAAATTTAAGAATACGAAATAACGGAACTGTAAAAACAGCACAATTTGAAGTTGACACAATAGATTTTAATGACTCTGCTAATACTGAGGTACGAGTTCGTATTAATGGTAATGATTTATCGTTAATAGGAGTTGATTTAGATGTTCAATCCAATAAAATCACTACAGCTACAAGTAATGGCAATGTAAAAATTGAACCGAATGGCACTGGGGTTGTTGAAGTAAGAGGTGCTGGAGGTAATGATGGCAAGTTACAGCTAAACTGCTCTGCACAAAGCCATGGAATAAAGTTAGCTTCACCTGCTCACAGTGCAGGACAGTCTTATACATTAATTTTTCCAGATAATCAAATTGCTGCCGATAAATATTTAAAAATAAAAAGTATTTCTGGTTCGGGTTCAACTGCTATAGGTCAAGCAGAATATGCTTCTCTTGATGCAAATGATCTTGGAGAAGGAACTGTGCCTGATGCAAGATTCCCGTCTACTTTACCAGCACTTAACGGATCTGCACTTACTGATTTGAATGGTAGTAATATTTCTTCTGGAACTATTGCGGCAGCTAGAGTTGCTACTTTAAATCAAGATACAACAGGTTCATCCGCATCCTGTACAGGTAATGCTGCGACTGCAACTGCTTTAGCCAATGCTAGAACTATTGCAGGGGTTAGCTTTGATGGAACGTCAAATATTTCATTAAACAATAATGCAATCACAAATGGAGCAGGTTATATAACATCAACTCTTACTGAAGAACAGGTAGAAGATTTTGTAGGGGGTATGGTTACAGGTAATACTGAGACAGGTATAACAGTAACTTATCAGGATTCTGATGGAACTCTTGATTTTGTAGTTGGTGGACTTGCTAATGCACAAATAAGTTCAAGTGCAGCCATAGCTGGTACGAAAATTTCTCCTGATTTTGGATCGCAAAATGTAGTAACAACAGGAAGTTTAGGTTCTGGAAATATAACAATTACTTCTGCTACACCAGCAATAGTTTTTTCAGAAAATGACGCTAACCCAGATTTTCAAATATCAAATAATGGTGGTGTATTAAGAATAGAGGATGTAACTAATGGTTATGTGACAAGATTTGCTGTAAATACCGATGGTCACGTTGATGTAGGTGGCAACCTAGACGTTGGTGGTGGTGTAGACGTAACAGGAAACATTACAGTATCAGGCACAGTAGATGGTAGAGATGTAGCTACTGATGGATCAAAACTAGACGGAATTGCTAGTGGTGCTACAAATGTCACAAACAATAATCAGATCACTAATGGTGCTGGATATATTACAGGATCTTCTTTAAATGCAAGTAATCTATCATCTGGAACAATACCAGATGCACGTTTTCCCTCTACGCTTCCAGCAGTTGATGGATCAAATCTAACAGGAATATCGGCTGGTGCTACAGGCGGTGGATCAGATGAGATATTTTACGAAAATGGTCAAACTGTGACTACTAACTATACTATTACTAATGGCAAAAATGCTATGTCTGCTGGTCCTATTACTATAAATAGTGGTGTTACTGTTACTGTAGGATCTGGCGAAACTCTTACTATTGTTTAACCTATGAAAGGTATTATTGAAAAACAGTTAGTTCAATGGAAAGAAGAACTAGCAAAACATATTCAAACTAGAAATCAAGCACAAAAAGTATTAGAGGAAGAAACAAAAACTATTTTAATGATTGAGGGTGGGATACAGGCGAAGGAGATGTTGTTGAGGAAGATCGAACAAGAATCCCAGCCAACAGGTACAGTGGAGCTAACCCAAGAATCAAAGCCAAAGTCATCAAAGTAATTGGCACACTAGCTTTTAGGAGGGCTTCTTTAATCATGTTTCAAAAAATAGCAAATGTTTTGAGTATCATCTCATTCATAATGGTAGCTTCGATGAGTGGCGGAGCGTACTTTGGTTATAAGTATGTAACTTCAGAACAGTTTAAGGCAAGAGTAATGAATGAGATACTGGGTAATGTAAAAGGAATGATGCCTAACGTACTGAATAACGCATTACCAAAAACAACAGGACCATCTATGGCTTTACCTAAGATGAAATTATGAACTGTTGGCACTGTAAAACTGAGTTGATATGGGGTGGAGATGATAGCGTTGATGAAGATTCTTTACCACACTTACAAGATCAATACACAATGGTCACAAATCTTTCTTGTCCAAAATGTCATTGTGATGTAGAGGTTTATAAGCCTAAATATGCCTACGATTGATATACCTGAAATACATATCCCAAACATAAAAATCCCAGAAGTTTACGTTCCACAAGTATTTTTACCTCCAGCAGATAGAACACCAGAAGTTCAAACTATAGGTTGTAAATATTTTCATAGGGATGTTAAAAATACTGGCAATAGAAATTTATTAATAGACGATCCAAACGGAGTTGTAAGTAACTGTCCATATCCGTCTTTTATCCCGATGAATTATCAGCCAGATCAATTAATTATTGTTGAGGAAGCTGCTGTTGTAAATAATGAACCAGAAAAATTACCAGAAGGCAAACCACCTCAAGCGGAGATACCTAAAGATGATAAGAAGGAGGATGTATTTGTAGAATGTCCTGGTAAAAAAGATCAGAGAGTAGGAGATTTTCGTAACGAAAAGAAGCTGGAGCGTGTTGTAGGA